AGATGGTAAGATTAATAATAACTGGACAATTGTTTCTAAAAACTATTATGAACTTTATAAATTAGTTCCAAATTCAGTTGCAATTAAATATAGAAAAGAAGTAAATATTACAGAAACTTCTAACAGGTCATTTACATTCTGGTTCAGAAGTCACTTCAGTGCTATTCCTTCTAAGAAAAATATAACTTCTATTGTTGATAATAATGGTTATGTTCAGTTGACAACGAACGTACCTCATGGTTATTCAGTAAATGATATAGTCGAATTATATTCTGTACAGGGTTATACAAATACTATTTATTATATTAGAGAGGTAATAGATGAATATAACTTTGTTATTGAGTTAGAATATGCTACAGGTATATCTTCAGTTAATGGTAAAGTACAGTACAAACAGATGGCTCCTGTTTTATATGGTTATAATATTAATAACCCTAGTGCTTCAGGTATGTCAATTGAATTATTAAGAGGTTATGTGAATATTTCTATTAATAATCAGAATTATATATTTAATACAGGTTTAGCAGATTATGATGCATCTGCATGGTATTCAGTTGTTGTAAATATGTCTAATAAATTTAATCAGTTAAGTGTATATTTATATAAAATGAGTACTGCTAATCCTAATAATATGCCTCAGTTACAATCTAGTCACTTATTATTACAATATAATGAAACTAAAGACTTAAACGGCCCTGTTTCAGTAAACAGTGGCGATAATTGGTATTTGCTTGGTGCACCTTTAGATTTAACAAATATAAGAATATTTGAAGCTCCTATTGAAGAAGAATCGCAAGATGCAGTATTAAATCAATATGTAGTAAGAGATACGCAGCTTGCTTTACTTGTTGATAATGCTATACCTCAACTTAAATTAATGAAATTGTCTAACCCAAGGTAGATATATCATATTGGAGATACATACCTAAATAAATCAAAATCCTAGATAATAAACAAATTGCCTTTGAGCTATAGAATATAATAGGTATATTTGAAAAATACAAATAAGATGAGCAATAAAAAACAAAGAAATGACGAATTTAATAATGCCAGAAGAGCTTTAGACGATTCATTTGAAAGTCTATTAAGTGATGACGGTTTATTAGAAGATAGTATAGATGACACTGAAGATTTACCTTCTGTTACACCAAATGTCAGACACGATTATGTTTCAATGAAACAGGGTGCCGCAGATAAGGCAAAGAAAACGATTACTGCATTAATGAAATTCTACCTAGATGAGGATATTATTGAGCAAGATGAGTATGTTAAAGCAAGAAAAAAGATTGATGAAATGACATTAAGCAGTTTAATGTTTCAATTAGAAACAGCAGAACAGGCTTTAGTTACTCTTCTTAGAACAATTGATAGCGGTGAATTAGCACCTAGGATGTTCGAAGTTTTAGGTACATTACAGAAGTCAATGCTTGATATCATTAAGAGTCAGACTATGTATCTTGTAGCAGCAGAAGAAAGTGTTAAAAAACTTTCACGTGATGTTGAAGTATTTACTGATAGAAAGAATAAAAGGTTGAATCAGTCTTCACAGTCAGCTGGACAAGTAAGTAATATAAATAGAGGTACAAAATCTCTAATGGAAGAAATACAAAATGAAATAAAAGAAACCGGATATGAAAATATTGACGGTTTAGAAGAAATTAACCCAGAAGACGTAGAATAATGAAATTAAAGAACATATCCGAATTCAAACTAGTAAATGAAGCACAGACTGTTATGAAACTATCTGTACCTAAAGATGTTAGAGAAATGAACAGACTTTTTAAGAAGGCTGGTCACCAACTTTATATTGTTGGAGGTGCAGTAAGGGATGCGCTTTTAGGAAAAACTCCTAAAGACTACGACTTAGCGACAGATGCTAAACCTGAAAAAGTAAAGTCTATTTTATCAGGTATTTACAAGTTTATTGAAATCGGTGAAGCCTTTAATATTGTAATGGCAATTGCACCTGATGGTGAAGAATACGAAATCGCTACTTTTAGAGAAGATTTATCTGGTGGTAGAAGACCTGACGCTGTTAAATTTACTACAATTGACAAAGATGTTCTCAGAAGAGACCTTACTATCAATGCTTTATTTTATGATATAGATAGAGATGAAATAGTAGACTTAGTAGGAGGTATCAAAGATATTGAAGATAAAAATATCAGGACAGTAGGTGACCCTCTTGAAAGATTCGGTGAAGATGCACTTAGAAAACTAAGAGCAATTAGATTTGCTGCTAGAATAAATGGCAGGATAGATAAAGAAGTAGACAATGCTTTAATTAAAGATAATTCTTTACCAGAAGTAAGTGCTCCTAGAATACATGATGAATTTAAAAGCGGAATTGAAAAAGCAAAGAAACCTGAATATTATCTTTCTCTAGTAGAACAGTATAATTTCTGGGACAGTATTTTTCCAGGCATTGAAGTAAATAAGAAGTTTATAAATACACATAACTGGAAAGTACAATTAACAGAGCTTTTAAAACCTAATGATATTGATTCTATTAGTAGAAAAATGAAAGAGAAATTAGCATATACTGAAGAAGAGACAAATTCCATAGAATTTATGCATTTCTTATTGAATTTTAATATTGATACAGATTTAATAGAAGGCCTTAAAAAAGCAAAAAAGAAAGGCGTTGATATTAAAGATGTTATAGAGTTTTCTAGATTTAATAACATTGACTCAAAAATAATTAAAGGTCTATTTAGACATGAGATTACTACTAAAGGTAATTCTCCAGAACTTACAGGTTTAAAAGGTAAAGAAATAGGCGATAAAATCGCTGAAATCGAACTTGATAAATTTATAAAAAAATGGCTATAATATATGAGTGGCTTATTTGGCCTAAATGAAGACAGCGTACAACAAGTAAGTGCCGATGTTTGGTCAACTGATAAGATTAATCAGTTGATGGATTTAATTGAAAGCGGTGGTAACACAAAAGGTATAAGAAAACCATTTTATGATGGTAACCCACAATGGAGACAGGGTAATATTGTATTTAATTATACTGACCTTGAGCTTTCAGAAATAAAAAGATGTGCTAGAGATATCACATACTTTGCCGAGCACTATTGTGTTGTAATGACAGATGAGGGTTTACAAAGAATTAGATTACGTGACTATCAAATAGAAATGCTTAAACATTTCGTGGCAAATAGATTCTCTGTTTGTCTTGCAAGTAGACAGATTGGTAAAACTATATGTTCTGCGATATTTATAGCATGGTATCTTTTATTCAATTTCGATAAAAATGCTTTGATTCTTGCCAATAAAGGTGCAACAACAAAAGAGATTATGGATAAAACAAAAGTTATCTTAAGTCACTTACCTTTTTTCATGAAACCAGGCGTTTTAAAGAATGACGTATATGAGATGAAATTTGACAATGGTTGTCGTATGGTTGGTCAAACAACAACAGGTAAAGCAGGTATCGGTTTTACCATACACTTATTATTCCTTGATGAGTTTGCTCACGTCCATCCTAATTTCGTTAACTCTTTTTACGAAAACGTTTATCCTACACTTTCTTCATCCAAGGTATCGCGTATTATAATAACCAGTACACCGAACGGTTATAACTTATTTTATGAAATATACAAAGGCGCAGTAGGTGGACAAAATGAATATGCTGCATTTAAAGTAGACTGGTGGCAAGTACCCGGGAGAGATGAAAAATGGAAAGAACAAGAGGTTAAAAACTTAGGTTCAGAAGAGGCCTTTAATAGACAGTATGGTAATCAGTTCCTTGCATCTAGTAACTTGTTATTACAAGGTAGTACTATAAAAAGATTACAGTCAGGTAAAAAGAAATACATCTTCCATGATTTTGAGGAATTTGAAAACATTCAACTTGACTTAGAAAGATATATGCTTTGGGACCCAGGTTTTGATACAGTATATTGTACTGACAAAGAGAAATTCTATTTATTTTCAGTAGATACAGCAGAAGGTAATGGAGGTGACTATAGTGTTATTAATATATTTGAAGTTAATCATATGGACCCAGAAGACTTTGATAAACTTGTTGCACCCGGTGCAACAAGGGACTTCTTTGGTTTATATCAAGTAGCAAGATTTGCAAGTAACGAACATAGTATAGAAGATTTTGCAAAAGTTCTTTATACATTAGCAATTGATATATTTGACCCAGAAAACGTTAAAATTGTACTAGAATGGAATTATAACGGTGCATTAGTAATGAAACATCTTCAAACTCTATTTCCACAGAGAAATGAATTTGACGAATCAATGGTATGTAGATTTAAACATAGACATGACGCTAAAAATGTTAGTTACGGTTTAAAGGTTAAAAAAGATAACAAAGTGGTTTTTTGTCAAAACTTCAAGAAATACATAGAACAAAGAAGAATGTTAGTTACTGAAGAAGATACTGTAAGACAACTTGAAACATTTGGTAAAACACCTTCAGGTAGTTATAGTGGACAATTAGGTAATGACGATTTAGCGATGAGTTCTATTATTGCAACAGAATTTTTAATGACAGCTGACTTTTCCGATTTTGTCGAAGAGATTTTAGACTTTGTTGATGTAAAAATTAGCGACAAAATTGAAGAAATATTATACAAAGAGAGTGACGGAGATGGTGACACTGACTTTGACATATATAGCTTGGTTGGTAAATAAAATGCCGATAACATTAACAAACTGTTGATGATATATAACTAAACATATAAGATAAAAAAAGAATAACCGAAATGGCACTTAGTCCTGATTTAGCACAATTTGCGAATAAAGCGAGTGGAATTTACCGTTTAGAGTTCGACAAGTCACAGACTGCTACTATTCCAGCAGAAACTATTAGACTTGTTGTAGGTTTCTCTAAAAAAGGTCCATTCCAGACTCCTGTTTTTGTTCCAGATACAGGTTTCTTTGAAGAAGTATACGGTCCAATCGACAGAGGTCTTGAAAGAAAAAAATCATTCTTCCATCGTACAGCCCTTGCTGCACTTGAAAGAGGACCTATCTTAGCATTAAACTTGTTAAGATTAAACAATGACGAGGATAGCGTAAACGTTGATAAGATTGAATATCAAACTTTCTCAACAGCTATCTCTACTGAAAACCAAGCAGAAAAAGAAGCTCTTTACTCTGGTTTTTATAACAAAGATAGATTCTGGTTCCCAGAGGCAGAAGCATTCCTTACAAACATAGGGGATATTAATAAAGGTATAATTCAATTTACAAACCTTAGCCAAACTCCTGTTTCAATTATAGTAAGACATGCGCAATCTGTACAAGGATTTAATGTTACTGCAAGAGATTGGTACGGTATGGGTAATGTACCTGAGTTCATGAACGAAACAGATTATATTAAAGACTATATGGTTGATGTAATCGTAGTTGAAGGTGACTGGACTAACTATCAAAAATTAGCAATTGACCCTATATTCGGTCAATATTTTGATGAGACTAAAGGTTTAATCAAATCTGAGCTTACTAACTATTTACAAGACCCTAATGTAAATGTTCTTGCAACATATACAGGTTCTTTAATACCTGAATTTATTGACTTACAAGGTAATAACTTATTCATTGAAAATCAAGTTAACTTTGATACAGCAACTACAGGATTATTCTGTGCTGTAAACAAAGATGCTTTTTATGATGAAGAAGTATTAAGCGGTACAGCAACAGGTATTGATATGATTGGTCATAACTTAGAGTACTTAACAAATAATAATCCATCATTTAATAGAATTAAATTCTTATCTTATGATAGAACTATTAAAGATGATTTAGCGTATGCTGAATTTGTAACTCCTGAAATTAGCCTTTCAGTAAATACTAGTGAAGATATTTCATTTTACTTATCTTCTGCACCAGGAGCAGCTAGTCAAACTCCGCCTGTAGTATCTTCAGGTGATTTAGTTGCAGCAGGTTCAGGTGATGTTAACTATGTAGTTGCAATTGGTATTAGTACACATAGTGAATTCTCTTCTAAAATAGATGGTAATTTATTTACAAACGAACCTGGTACTATTTCTAGAAAAGTAGGTTCTTATGTATTAATGACTGATGGTGCTGACTATAAATGGGCTCCAATTGTTTCTATAACAGCAGTATCTGGTATATACAATATTGGACTTTCAGTTGAAGAAGCTGGTTACGAGGTATACTTAAATGGAGGTGAAATGTTCTTCATTTCTGCACCTAACTGGTTAGACCATGATAATATTAACTTTAACTTTAAGTCAGCTAAATATAATACTCTTTATGATGATTATATTAACGGTGTAATTACATCAGGTGATAAAGCATGGGATTCAGGTGAAGCTGCACCTTGGTTCTTAAAATTCACTAATTACTACTATGGTTCACTATTAGGTGAAGGATTTGTTACAGACAATACTTCAACCGTAGGTAATGGTTCTCCAGTAATGGGTGCATCATCTTATAGTATACCTGTTGCTGTAGTTGAAGCATATGAAGAAGATACTTATGTAACTCTTGCTAACTTACCTGCACCTAGTACAGGAGCATATTTCGAAAGTGATGGTACAACTGCAGTTGACGATTTAACTGTAATTTCATTAGCTGGAAAATTAAATGCTACTATAAATATAGATATATCAGCTTCTGCAAATCTTCCTTTAAATGAGATTTACATTAATAAAGCTACATATAACTCTATTATTCAAGTAGGAGATTATTTAGTTGCAGATGAAGTTGGACCTACAGGTGAGTCTAGACTTACTAAAGTAAATAGAATTATAGCAGAAGGTACTTTATTAAAAGTAATCACTGATTCAGCTATTAAGAAAACAACTTTATCAGTATCATCTATTACAGTAGAAAGATATAGAGAAATAGAAACTATTATCGAACACTACAAATTGTTTGAATTAAATGGTTTTACTTTAAATCCTTTATATCATATGCCTGATGGTACACAAGATAAAATCGATACTATCTATAATGACACTATGTCTCCAGATTCAGCTTTATTTAAAGCTTTAATTGATAAAGACAATATTACTTATAGATATGTAGTAGATACATTTGGTCTTGGTATTCAACCAGAGTCTAAATATCAACTTGCTAGACTTGCTTGTAAGAGACAAAACGCTACAGCGATTCTTAATGCTCCATCAATGGAAGACTTTAAGAAATCAACTAGCCCTAGATTCGTTGATATTACAGGTTCATTGAGCACAAGATTTATTTCACAAGGTGGAGATTTATCACAAAACCCTGATTTTGTATACAGCTTACCTACAATTAAAAATGGTGCAAACTACTCTGCATTCTACTCTCCTTATTTAGTAGTAAGAGACAGAGGTAAAAACATTACTGTTCCACCTGCAGGTATTGTATCTAATAATTATATTGACAAGTATACAACTTCTTTACCTTGGTCAATTGTTGCAGGTCCAAGAAGAGGTGTACTTTCAGGATTAGGTTTAGTTGGTCTTGAACTTAACTTCAATAAAGAAGACAGAGATGATTTAGAACCATTTGGTCTTAACCCTATTATTTTCCAAAGAGGTGTAGGTTTAATGATAGCTGGTAATAAAACAGCTCAACAAAATCCAAAATCTGCACTTTCAAGCGTACATGTAAGAGAGGTATTAATTTATATTCAAGACGGTATTGCTGAAATTCTTAAGAACTATCAGTTTGAGTTCAACACTGCACAGACAAGATTAGAAATCAAAACTCTTGCAGATAACTTCTTAACTGCTATTCAACAAGATAACGGTGTATATGATTTCAAAAACATAATGGATGAAAGTAATAACACTTCAGATGTGATAGATGCAAACATGGGAGTATTAGATACATTTATTGAACCAGTTAAAGGTTTAGAAATCTTAATCCACAGAACTACTGTACTTAAAACAGGTGCTATAGCAACTGGACAATACAGATAATCTAAAGACGGCGAGTAATCGCCGTCTATTTTTCTAATATATAGACTAAATAGTAAAAAAAATTAAGGATAACAATGGCGTTACCACATTTTAATAAAGCAAAAGCATCGAAGAATCTTTACGAACCAGTACACCAGAACTTGTTTGAAGTTACATTCTTACCTCCTTCAGGTATTACAGGTGGCGATCTTCTTTTAGAACATGTCAATACCGTAGGTGGTCTTGACGGTGTTAACCCTGCTGTTGAAGCAATTGGTCAAAAATATAAGTTTTCTGACAGAAGTTACGCTGGTATGCCAGGACAAACTTATATTGACGTTGCTATTAACTTTTCATTAAACTTAAATGAAGCTAACCAGATGTATATCTATAAAACACTAAGAGATTGGTATAAAAAGATATATGACCCTGCTACAGGTGCAATGGGTCTTAAGGTAGACTATACAGGTGATATGATAATAGTAGAATACAACAGAGCAGGTAATATTTACAGAAAACTTACTCTTAATGACGTATTCCCTATTACTCCTCCTACAGGACTTGACGGTAGAGATTACAGTGCAGCTGATGCCCTTGCAATCGACATGACATTCAGATGTGATTACTGGACTGAAGAGTTAGCATAATTAATATTAAATTAAAGCCTAGGTTAAAGCCTAGGCTTTTTAGGGTTTATTCTAGAATAAATGAATCCTTTTATATTTTTACCATATAACTATTTTATCAAGTTATATGAAAACACTATTATGGTTAGACGATATTAGAAATCCCTTCGAAAACGAAGGAGAATGGTTAGTATTTTCACCTATACTTCAACCTTTTAATACAATTTGGGTTAAAAACTACAACGAGTTTGTAAAATGGATTAAAGAAAACGGTCTTCCTGACGCTATTTGTTTTGACCATGATTTAGGTGAAGATGTTGCATCAGAACTTGTATCTAAAGGGGTTAACAAAAAGGAGGCCAGAAGAAAAAAGAAAGAATTCCCGACAGGTTATGATTGTGCAAAATGGTTGGTAAATTATTGTATAGATAAAAATAAAAAGATACCATTATTTAATATACAGTCTGCAAATCCTGTAGGCGCAGAAAATATTAGAGGTATACTCAATAATGCAAATAAACATATATGAAAAGAATTACATTTATATCTGATACTCATACTAAACATAAAGGGTTAAGTTTACCAGGAGGCGATATTCTTATACATTCAGGTGATATTATGAGCTCCGGTTACTCAATAATGGAAGTATATGATTTTTTACTTTGGTTTGATTCGATAGACAATTATGATTTTAAGATTTTTATTGCAGGTAATCATGATAGAGTATTTCAGAATGACTCTGATAAGATAAAAGGAATATTAACGGGATATAAAACTATTGACTATCTTGAAGATGATTTTGTACAACTAGAATTTGAAGACGAAACTATCAAAATTTGGGGTACACCTTGGCAACCTTGGTTTTATAATTGGGCTTTTAATTTACCTAGAAATGGACCGGGTTTAGCTTCAAAATGGGAAATGATTCCTGAAGACACTGACATCCTTATTACACATGGACCTCCAATGGGCATATTAGATAGAGTAGAAAGAGATAATCAAAATGTAGGTTGCGAACTTCTATTAGAGAAAATACAAGAAATAAAACCTAAAATAAATGTATTTGGGCATATCCATGAAGGTTACGGTTATATTTCTAATGGTAATACACATTTTATTAATGCTTCTGTATTAGACGGCAGGTATGTATTAAACAATAAGCCTATTACTATTGATTGGGATAAGAAAAATAATTCTATAATTTTTATAAATGAATAACTTTAAAAAATACAGCGAATTGAAGAATAACTTAAATAAGTATACAATCTTTTGTGATATGGATGGTGTACTAACAGATTTCGAGAAAAGATTTAAAAATCTACCAGGTAATACTGAAAATCTAGACCCTAGTGAATTTGAGAAAAAACATGGACAGGGAATATTTTGGAAATTAATTGATGAAGATGGTTTAGAATTCTGGACCGATTTAGAGTGGATGCCTGATGGTCAAAAACTTTGGTCATGGTTAACTCCTTATAGTCCAACTATACTTTCTGCTCCTTCGAGAAATCCTTTAAGCAGAGAAGGTAAACATATATGGATTAAAAATCATTTAGGAATTAAACAGGACTTTTATACGATTAATCCAAGTAAATGGAAACCTCATTATAGAATCATTTTAAATAAAAATAAGCATCTTTTTGCTAGAAATGAATATGATATTTTGATTGACGACACTCCTAAAAAAATAGATGCATGGGTTAAAGCAGGAGGTACAGGTATATTACATACTTCTGTTGATGATACTATTTCTAAACTTGAAAAAATTCTAAGATAACTTGCATATTTTAAAATATTCTTGATATATAATATGATACTATAAAATTATTATAATATGATATGTCAGGAAATGTTACACAAAAGATACAGGTTCTTATTTCCGATGAAGACATGGTTACACTTAACGCTTTAATTATGCTAAATGCAATTAGAACTTCTAGAAAACCAATACCGTTGTCTACATTTGTAAGAGAACTTATCAAAGAGTATATTGACACAAATAAAAACCTATTAGAGAATGGGTTACAACAAAGGTCAATTGCAGCAGAAGATGTTAAAAGATACATTAATGCAATAAAAACACAAAATGAAAATAATCCTAAATAAATCTTAAATTATGAGTGACGAAAACAAAAATATCAATGAATTTGATGAAAATCAAAACTTAAGTTCTAGAGATTTAAGTGAAGATGATATAAGAAAAACTGTAATGAATCAAGAGTCAACGGGATTTGGTAATATTAATCAGAACGACTTTGTTGAAGAAAATACATCAAAGAAAATTAATGACCCTTATCTTGAAAATGCAAAAATGATGCAGGAATATACAGGTAAACAAGGGTTAGGTAATGTTAAATCTATTAGAGGTGAAGAAGATGCTCCTGATTCTGATATGTTATTAGGATGGCATAGACTATATGCAGAAGATATGCCTTCTGGTGGTAGATATTACCCAGCAGGTTTGTCAATTCATATTAGAGCAGCAAGAGCTGCAGAGATTAGACATTGGTCTACTATGAATGAAAGAGATTTATTTGACATTGATGATAAATTAAATCATATTGTACAGAATTGTACAAGAGTACAATCTGATAAGAGGATGATGAGCTGGAAAGACATCCTAGAAGAAGATAGAATTCACCTCATTCTTGCAATTAGAGATTTAACATTTAAAGATGGTGAAAACAAATTAAATGTTTCTAATACTTGTCAGCACTGTGGTACTAAAAATAGCATTGAAATCAGCAATCAAACTTTACAGTCTACAGGTGCGCCTATGGATATTGAAAAATATTATGACCCAGAAGAAAGAATGTATAATATTCAAACTAGAAGTTATGGTACAATAAGAATGCGACCTCCTTCAATCGGTGTAATGAGTGTTGTTACTAGATTTATAAATACAAAACAAAAAGAAGGCGGTTATTGGGACCAATCTTACTTACAGATATTCCCTTATTTACATTTAGACTGGAGAGGTTTAAACGAGAAATCCATATTTGATGGTGAAGTTTCATTCCAAGGATGGGACGAAAAGAAGTACATGCTTATCTATAGAATCGCTGAAAAAATGAGAGTTGGTGTACAACCTGAAATAAGAACAGACTGTTCAGGCTGTGGCGAGGAGGTCACAGCTCAAATTGACTTTCGGAACGGAATCAAAGCAATCTTTATTCCGACTATTTCAGATATCTCTGATGAACTTCTTTAAGATAAAGTATTATCTTTATAAGCACTGTCACATGCAGCCTTCTGAGATTGAAGATATGTATTACTATGAAGTAGAATATACAATTGACAATCTCACGAAGGACTTGAAGAAACAAAATGAGGCTAATGATGAACAGAAATCTGAAATGTCCCCTGGTTCATATATGAGTCAGGCTCAGAAATCAATGAAGTCTCAACAATCAGGTATGTCGAAGTCGATAAATACTCCAAGAATGCCAAAAGTTTCCGCACCGAGTATACCGAAATCAGGCGGATTCAAATTTTAAAAAATTATGAATGATTAGTGTTCAATTTTCTTAAAAATCCTTTTGATAAGCTAACAGCTGAGAATCAAGAGGAAATGAAGAACAGTATAAACATGATTAGAGACGCCGTATACGGTGAAGAAGGCGTCTTGGGGTTACTTTCTATTGCAACAGAACATCTTAAAAACATTTCTGATAAGTTAGACGTATTAAATAATACGATTTTAACAACTAATGCTAAAACTGCAGAATTTGATGAGAAAGCATTAGACAAAGCAGGAAAAGGTGCTGTTGTAATGGGGGATGGGATGATGAAAATTGTCGAGGCAATTAAGATATTTGAAAAGATTGAAGAAAAGACTGTTGAAAGATTTATATCCGGGATAGAGAAAATAGGCGAAGCGTTTAAGAAAATAGGCGAAGGTATGAAAGCCGTTGAACTTGCTGCAAATGTTTTATTAAAAATGGCAGGAGGTATAATTTTATTCGGTTTAGCACTATTAGTTTCAGGTCCAATTTATTTACTTGCGTTACCTTTAGCACCTATAGTATTAGGTGTAGTCATGGGTGTATTTTGGCTATTTACAAAAATACTAGGTGGAAAAGATGGTAGTAATATACTAGATGGCGCTAAAGCATTAATGTGGATGGCTGGTGCAATTATTTTATTTGGTGTTGCATTATATCTTGCAGGTTTAGTGTATGCTCAATTATGGAAAGGATTAATTGGTATGGTAGCCATTTTATTAACTATAATGGCTGTCGTTGGTATATTCTGGTTAATGGATGGTTTAAGTGATACAATAGGTGACGGTGTAAGAGCATTAATGTGGATGACTTTGGTTATTGTAGGTGTAGGTGTTATTTTATATTTAGCAAGTTTCGTATATGCTGAGCTTTGGAAGGGATTTATTGGGATGCTAGCAATTCTTGTTACAATAGGTGCCCTTGTAGGTTTAATGTTCTTAATTGATATGCTTTCTGGTACTATTTATGATGGTATTAAAGCTCTAGGTTTAATGGTACTTGTCGTAGTATTAGTTGGTGTATTATTATATGTTGCTGGTAAATTTTATGATGAATTATATGATGGTATGGTTGCATCGTGGCCTATACTTGTTGCAATAGGTGCATTAATTGGTTTAATGTTCTTAATAGATATGTTATCTGATACAATATATGACGGTGCATTAGCATTAGTAGCAATGGTAGGAGCAGCATTTTTTGCCGCACTATTATTATATATGATATCAGACTGGTCAGATGAAATGCAAGCAGGTCTAGGAGCATCTTGGCCTTTATTAATATTAATGGGTGCATTAATTGGTTTAATGTATTTGTTAAATGGTGCTAAAAGTCAAATGTTGATGGGAGCTCTAGTATTAGGTGCAATGTCTGTTGCTGTAATGGTACTAGCATTAGGATTACAGGTTTATCAAAACACTGCAGTCAAAGCAGGTTTTGATATGGCTAGCATGGGACTTTTATTATTAACTATTGCTGGACTAGCAGTTGAAATGGGTATAATAGGTATACCTGCTGTTGCTGCATTTGTAGCATTAGGTGCACTTACAATGCTAGCAGTGTCAGCATCTGTAATAGTACTTGCATATGCACTTAAAGAATGGAGAGCAGTTGGCTTCCAAGATAAAGATGCACAAGATTTACAAAAAGCAGTAGTAAGAATACCTATGGCATTCTTAGGTTTAACAGGAGACGAAGGTTTCTTTGGTGCTATTAAACAAGCTGCTAAGACTACTGTAGTTCTAGCTGCAGCAACAGTAAATGCTTTAATGATGTTAGCAATTGGTGCTAGTTTAATAACGTTAGGTAAAGGATTACAAGCATTTAAAGATACTGGTTTTACACCTGCTGATGCCGATAATATTGGTAAAATCATAAGTTCTGTAGCAGGTGCTTTTGCCAAAGTAACAAGAGATGGCGGAGATGACTGGAGTTGGTGGGATGTTAAAATGGGTATCTGGGCAATGGAAGACCTAGGAGGTGTCCTAGTAGGTATTGCAGACGGTGTACAGAAATGGGCTAATTTATACGTATCTAAATATGAGTATAATGAAAGCAAAGGAGAAATGGTCGAAGTTGACAGAGTAAAACTTACACAAAAAGACTTTGATAATGTTGCATACGGTATGGCGAAAGTAATTGGTGCTTTAGCAATGCCTCTTGCCCAAGTAGGTATGGCTGAACAAGGAAGTGGAGGCGGATTCTGGGCAGGAATATTTGGTGGAGGAGGTTACGTTAGTAAAGGTATACAAGCTTTATCAGGTGTAGGTGATATACTTACAGGTTTAGCATCAGGTGTACAGGCTTTTGCTGACCTTAAATTCACAACATATGAAATAGCAGATGCTGGTACTAAAGATGCTAAAATGGTACCTAAAGAGGTTCTTACTATTACTGATAAAGTTTTAGATACAGCTGTAGGTAATATAGGAAAAGTAATACTTTCCGTTGCTAAACCATTTGGTATGATTGGTCAAGGAATGTGGGGTAAATTATTCACAATGGGCGCAGGAGGTGACGTATTCCCATATAGCGCAGAAGATATTAAATCAGGTATAGATGCTTTAACAGGAGTAGGTGAAGTATTATCAGGTCTAGCTAAGGGTGTACAGGATTTTGCTAATATGACATTTACAACATATGAAGTAGTAGGTGCAGGTACTGATAAAGCTAAAATAATGCCTAAGGCAGTTTTAACATTAGGAGATAAAGATATTGAAAATGCTACTGGTAATATTGCAAAAGTAATACTTGCAGTTGCAAAACCATTTGGTATGATTGGACAAGGCTCATGGTCTAAGCTTATATCTAGTATTGCAGGAGGCGATGCATTCCCATATGATGCTGATGATGTAGGAGAAGGTATTAAAGCAATGACAGGTGTAGGTGCTGTACTTAGCGGTCTAGCTAAAGGTGTACAGGATTTTGCTAATATGACATTTACGACATACGAAGTTAAAGGTGAAGGAGCAAAGGCTAAAATAGTACCAAAGGAAATTATTACTTTAACAAGTAAAGATTTATCTAGAGCAACTAATAATATGGTTAATGTAATATTGGCTGTTGCTCGAGCATTCGGCAGAACTACTGACTATTTAGAAGAAAATAGTGATAGTCTTGAATTAGCATTTGAACTTTTACCTAAACTGTCTAAAACTGCTGTATCAGTATCTGATGCTATTACTAAAGTAGGTGAAATGTCTAAGAAATTTCCTGATACTACTAAATTAGCAAAATCAATAACTGACTTTATAACTGCAGTAGTTTCACCTTTCAATAAAGATTTACATCCTACTATACAAAAGGATATATGGAATTTTGGTATATTTACAAATGACATAAAAGAACTTGCACAAAATGCTTCTAAAATGAAAGACATTGATAAAAGCTTTGCTGGTATAGCAAAATCAATGACGACTTTCACTTCAGGTATTAATAAACTTAAAATGCAACCTCTTTCTGAAACCAGAGGTTTATTTGAAGCAATGGCTATAATTGCAGAATCAGGTTCTGCAGAAGAGATTATACGTAAATATAGTTCATCTATACAAGAAACGTTAGAAAGACTTGCTGATATTCTAGAAGAATTTGCAGCTAAACAACCTGTTGCACCACCACCTGTTGGACCTCCAGGTACACCGCCACCTCCAGGTACACCACCACCTGCAACAGGAGGTGATAATAGTAAATTACTTAAGGAACTGCAGCTCATTAGAAGTACTTTACAGGGTACTCTTACCGTTAAAGAGTCTACTTCAGGAGGCGGTTTATATGGTGGTAAATAATAAACAAATTTATTTTAACACATATATTATTATAATTAAATATTTAAAATGAAAGATTACGGCTATTATTCAAAGGTTGATATTTTTACAAAAGAAATCAGAGGTAAAGTAAAAGCATCAAATTTAAGCGAAGCAATAGAGTTGCTTGCAAGTCAGAAAAGATTAACTATAGACCAGTTTTTTGAACTGTATATAGTTATTCAATTAAATTAATTCTGAAAAAACTTTGGAATATTGAAACTATTTAGTAGTTTTGCTCTATAAC